ATGATTATTGAAGTGAAACCTGACCGTGAGACAAAAGAACCTAAACCAAGAAAACGATTAACTAAACAATATCTACAAGAAGTTGCAACCTATGGAGTAAATCAAGCCAAATGGAAAGCAGCAGAAGAATATTGCTTAGATAGGGGTTGGGAGTTCAAAGTAATCACAGAAAAACATCTTGGCATCTAACATAAATATTCAATGGAATCTAAACTCACTCAATTAGCACAACAACGATCAATGCTTGACTATGAAATAATGTCAAAGCAAAGTATTCGTTGGTTTCAGGAACAGGTAAGAAATCTTCGCAATCCTGCTCAAATGTCAAGAGCAATCATTCGTGAACAGGAAAGAAAGCAATCGAGAGTCATATTAGGAAATTTATACTTCTTTGCTTATGATCCAAAGTACGCTGAGGTTTTGCCATACTATGATATATTTCCATTGGTATTGGTATTGAAAAGAATGCCAGATGGATTTTTAGGAATCAACTTTCATTATTTGCCACCTACTGTTCGTGGTATGTTAATGGATGCATTGATGCCACTTGCCATTACCGACGATGACGGAGAGGGCATAGAAAGGGTCAGAATTACGAACAAAACCTACGATATGCTGGCCTCATCCAGACGCTTCAGAGCCTTTCTACCCTGTCTGAAGCACTATCTTTATGATCACATGGCTACACGACCTTTGAAAGTATTTCCCAAAGAATGGGAATCTGCATTATTCTTGCCAGTAGAAAGATTCCAAAAGCAAAATAAGAATTCTGTATTTAAAGAATCCATGAGGAAGATAAGGAAAAAGTAAATGCCGTCATTAAACGAATTTAAGGCAAGCTTCAAAACTGACTTAGCCAGACCAGCCAGATTTGATGTGGAAATTCCAGTTCCACTGAAGCTTGTGGCATATCTAAACACAGGAAGACAAATTAAATTAAGATGTGAAAATGCGGAACTACCAAGCAAAACTTTAGCAACCGCAGAAAGAAAGATTTATGGTCCAACAGAAAAGCTTCCATATCTCACAACATTTAATGATACAACAATGACTTTTATGGTAAGTGATGATATGGCGGAAAAGAAATTGTTTGATGCTTGGATGAACTTAATCAATCCAAAAACAACATATGATTTTAATTATAGACAAGACTATGTTACACCAATTACCGTAAATCAATATAATGTAAGAAATGAGCTTTCATACTCACTTACTCTGATTGATGCTTTTCCTGTTTCTGTCAATCAATTAGATTTAGATTGGAGTAATGAGAATACACATCATAAGCTTTCTGTGACTTTTGCGTATTACACTTGGGAAAACAACTCTCTTGCAGCATTCGCAGAGAATCTTATCAATGCTGGAGTTGGAACTGCTGTTGATGCAGCAACTAGTGCATTGAATAAGTATGCTGGTGGAACATCATATAATCCTACTAAAGGTAGTACATCAGGAAAGATTTATGATATGACTTCAATCGCTCAAGGATTTGTTAGTAAAGAATAATTTGTTATAGGAGATTGCCATGGCCTTGCCAAAAATAGACACACCAATTTACGAACTTGATTTGCCGTTATCTGGAAAACACATTCGTTTCAGACCATTTCTAGTTAAAGAACAAAGAAACTTACTGATGGCGTTAGAAGCAAATGATGCGGATACTATCGAACAAAACATTCGTCAGGTATTACATAACTGCACATTGACTGAAGATATTGATATCGAAAAACTTCCAATTACTGACATTGAGTTTTACTTTTTAAATCTTCGTGCAAGATCAGTAGGTGAAGTTGCTGAAAACAAATACCGCTGCAACAATGAAGTTGAAGATAAAGAGTGCGGCAATATTATGGAAGTTAACATCAATCTATTAGATATACAAGTAGAGAAACCTGAAGGAATATCAGACACGATCAAGCTGACAGAGAACATAACAGTCAAGCTGAAGTATCCAGAGTTTTCTATTGTAAGAGAAACAAAGAACACAAAAGACATTTCAGAGTTTGCATTGAAGATGATTGCTGATAGTATTGAATACATTCATGATGGCGAACAGTTCTATTATGCAAAAGAAGCAGACCCAAAAGAGTTACAAGAATTTGTTGATTCATTGAACCAACAGCAATTCAGTAGATTGGAAGAATTTTTCAATAACTTACCAAAGCTAGAAAAGACTGTTGACTTTACATGTAACAAATGTGGTTACGAACATAAACTAGAGATTGAAGGACTCAACAATTTTTTCGTATAAGTTTTCGTCATGATACATTGCAGAACTACTACAAGACTAACTTTGCTTTAATACAACATCACAAATATAGTCTTGCAGAAATTGAGAATATGCTGCCATGGGAAAGAGATGTTTATGTCAATATGTTGATTCGTTATTTGGAAGAAGAAAATGAAAAAATAAAACAAAAACAATCACAGAGAACAAGTAGATGAGTATATTAGGAAGTCTGTTAGGAACAAATTCTAACAGACCAGAACCATCAGAAACAATGCAGAACAATGCTGGAGGATTGATGAATAGATTCAATCCTCTTAATTTGGCTTCGGGAATGTTTGGCAAAAGAAAGCCAGGTGCTGCGGACAACTATGCCGGTTCATCTGATGGTATGAAGAAAGGATTGAAGAATAAAAAAGATCCTAGATTTGTTACGAAATCAGTGACACCAGAAACGCCTGTGCATAAAGGTGAATCTGTTACCGATATTGCAGCAAAATTGTTTGCCTTATTTAAATCTTCTTTTGATGAAGAAAATAAAGAAGAAAAAATAAAAAAGAATTCTGAAAAATCAATGGAAGCAGTTCGCAATAAGAGAAACAAAGAGTTAATCGCTGCTCTTACTGCTGAACCAAAAGATTTGAAAAAAGAAACAAAAGACATAAAGAAACAACAGGATCAAGTTAAAAAAGAAATACCAAAGCAACCTGCTGCACCCAAACCATCAGTAACAACAGCACCCAAGCCAGGAGCACCTGCTGGTGCTGCACCTAAAGGACCTGCTCCAGCACAACCACCTACCGCTGCTGCACCTAAAGGACCAACTCCTTCGGCAACACCTGCACCTAAGCCAGGACCGTCTGCTGCACCAGCACCGTCTGCTGGTCCTACAATACCTACAGGTACGGCAGCGAAAGTTGTTGTTGGTGGTACTGCTTTAGCTGGTACAACGGCAGCAATGGCTATGCCTTCTCCTGCTGTGGCAGATGTTATACAAAAGGCCGCAAAAACTGTCGGTGTTGATGTTGCTTTGATGTATGCAATGGCAAAGCAAGAAAGTGGATTTAATCCAAATGCAGCAGCAAAAACATCTTCGGCAAAAGGACTATATCAATTTATCAGAGGCACTTGGAAATCTATGGTGGAAAAATATGGTTCAAAATATCCAATATTAAAACAAAGAGATGCTCTTGATCCAGAGGCAAATGCTTTAGCGGGAGCATTATTCATAAAAGAAAATTCAGATATTTTAGATCAAGCAAAAATACCAGTTAATGCTACAACTGTATATGCTGCTCACTTTTTAGGACCAGGTGGAGCAAAAACACTACTGAAAGGTGATCCAAATAAACCTGCTGCTAGTGTTTTGCCTTCTGCTGCATCAGCAAATAAATTCATTTTCTATAAACCAGACGAAAAAACTAAAAAACCTGATACTAACAAACCAAGAACTATTCAAGAAGTTATTAATGTTCTTTTTGAAAAAGTAGGAAAGTATCAAGAATTATATTCAGTGGCGTTGAAAGATTCGAATACGGGTAAAAGATTAGCAGAAGCTTCCACTGAAGGAAGAGATTTGAAAAAAGAAACAGCCTCAGCAGGAGGAACTGTCATAGTAAATCAAAACAATAATATAGTAGCTACAGCAGATAAAGCAAGAACTATGACTGTACCTAGATCAGACGGGTCAAGATTCGTACAAGGAGCAACAACATAATGGCAACAATACAAGATTATAGAGAAGCCAGAAGAACTGGTTCAATATCTCTCACCAACTTAATAGCAAGAAACATTGCAGAAGGTGGTGGATTTGGATCAGTAGGTCAAGCAATATCACAAAAAATTAAAGCAAGAGGAACAAGAATCAAAGAAGCCTTTGATCCATTGAATATTGCAAGTATGCTTGTAGGTAGGTCTAAATTAGGCACTGCGATTTTAGGTAGAATGATGGGTAGAGGTGCAGAAGATATTCAGTACTTTGCAAGAAAAGGTGCTGGCAGAGATGCAGCATATGATCCTTTTTTTGCTAGAAGTCCTCGTTCATTACAACCAGTAAGACAGAATGAAGGCATGGCAGACATATATGCCAAATTGTATGCTCTGATTAAAAAACAAATTGAAGAAGAAAACAAAAGAAAACAAACAGAAGAAAACTTCCAAGAAGAAAGAGAAATAGAAGATGATCGCCGACACAAAGAAATGTTGGTGGCGATTCGTGGTAAAGGAAAAGGAAAAGCAACACCAGTAGGTAAAAAAGAAGGTGGTGGATTGTTTGATTTAATTAAAGGAATGTTTTCTGGATTGACAGGCTTTTTAAACAATTTAAAAGAAGGATTAGTTTGGATGTTTGGTGCAATGAAACCAATAATCACAATGTTAGGAAAAGGTTTATTGGCAATTTTTGAGGCTATGATTGCAGCAGGAAAATCATTTTTAACCTTCTTAGCAAGTCCTGCGGGATTTATAACTGCAATTGCAACCGCACAAATTGCTTCTGCTCTTAAAGGAACATCTGATGTAGAAACTAAAATTGAAAAGGCAGCAGAAAAAGGTGACATAGGAACAGTAACAACAGAAGTAATGAAGCGTCCTGCTGCTCAATCTGCTCTTGGTGCAGAGTTTCAAGACCCTATGAAGTTTTCAGAAGCAAGAACCGAAACAAGAAAAGAACTAAAAGCAGCAGCAGATAAAGGTTCTCCTGAAGCAAAATCTGCATTACAGAAATTTGATAAAGAAGAACTTACAAGTAAATACGCCGAAGATTATTTGAGAAAAAAAGGATATGATGTTGATGAAGGTGGTGTTTATCTTGCTACAAAAAAAGGAACAAGTACTTTAGGATTTGGTGGCGAAAAAGTATCAAGAAAACTTGCAGAAGAAGCTTTAACTTATGGTAGAAAAAAAGCTGAGTCAGAATCTAAAGTTACTCCTGTACCAAAAAAGGCAACACCTTCACCTGAAACAAAAGGATCAGCACCATCTTCTTCTCCTGCGCCGGCGGCAGCATCGGCTCCTTCAGCAGCACCAGCAGCAGCAACACCAGCACCTTCATTACCTGCTACACCTCCTGTTGTTACTGCTACAGGACAAAATATGGAGTTAGAATCTGAGAGTATGTATACTATGCAATCAGCACCTATGATATTCAATAAGAGTGCAACAACTGGAGTAAATCTAGGTGGTCAAGACACTGGTACTGCAACTGGTGCTGCACCTATTCGTGATGATGCAATTGAAGATATTATAAACAAACTTCAGCGTAGATCCTCTGTAATGTAAAAACCCCGCACTAAGGCGGGGCTAAACAAGACCGTCTAGTCTGTTTAATCTTCTGCTGCAAGCTTTGCAAAGTAGTTCATATCATCATCTTCATCTTCACCAACTGAAGGTGCTTTCACTGGAGCTTTCTTTGCAACAGGCTTCTCATCATCTTCAGTTTGAAACATATGAGAACTATCTTCAACTGTAGTTCTTGGTGCAGCAGCACCTGCTAGACCTAGAACTTTATCCAATCGTGCTTTGATAGCATCATATGATTTAAACTTGCTAGGATCAATCAACTCTTTGAGAGAGTATTCTTGCTTCCATACTTTTTCAAGTGCATCGTCATCATCAAGTAGTGCAGCAGGTGTATCAAACTCACACTTGTCATAGTTTTGATAACCATCAACTTTACGAATCTTAACTTTGAAGTTAGCACCTTTCCACAAATCAAATGGGTTCATTGGCTTCTCATCTTCAAACTCAGGATGCATAGCACCATTGATTTTATCAAAGATGCTCTTACCATATTTGAATAGAAAAACTTTACCGTTGTTTTCAGGACGCTTAGGATCTTCAACAACATAAATGTTTGAAATGTAAGTCAGCTTACGCTTTTGATCACGGGCAATCTTTTTGTTTGCTTCGATGCCTGAGTTCCACAATTGTGTATTGTGTTCACAAACAGGACACTTTTCATTGAGTGTAGTACGGCAGTCATCAATTAGCCAACCACCAGGACCTTGAAAGCCATGACGGAACATTTTGACCCATGGGAGTCCATCTTCATCTTGTGGTGGTTCGGGAAGAAAACGAATGACTGCATAGCCATTACCAGACTTATCTAGTTCAGGTTTCCAGTAATGATCGTCGTCGGAATTTGATTCTGAAGAAGTGTTGACTGCTTCTAGTGCTTTGGTGAGTTTGTCAAGGTTAGACGAACTCTTTTTGAGTTTTGAAAAATCCATTAATATCTCCTAGTATAAACGTAGTATAAACGACTTGTCCACATACATCTCATTATATCATAGTATTTAGTCATACTGCAAGAGCATCCAGTATCAATCTCTTAGTATTGCCTAAATCTCTATGTAATATACCGATACCACCATTATCAATGAAACCTTCTATAACATAGTCAGTATCATCAACAAGAATGGTATTGGCACCTCTGGCATAGGTACCTTTCAATCTGCTACCTGGAATAATATTTTGCTTGTACTTAATGCCATGATCTTGTAACCACTTCTGTTTTTGCTCTGTTACTTCTTTGTGATATTTAGGTCCACCACTTGAACTTAGAATTTCAATGTTGATGTTAGGAATAGAATCAACAAACTCTAGTAGTTCTTGACCACCTGGCCACCATTCTAGTGTTGCAAAGTTACCACCTTCAATAAAAGTTGGCCAATCATTAGTGAATTCTTTTTGATCTCTTGATTCACCTGGAGTCTTGTTGAACAATTCTTCAAATCGTTTTTCGAAGTTGCACAGAACTCCATCCATATCCAAATACAGTGTTTTCATAGATATTTTCTCACAATGTCACGAAACTTTATTTTATCATACACAACGAAAGGTGTATACTTTTTTATCTTTCTTTTCCAAGTTGGCCATATTATATCATCATCAATTTTCTTCTCCCACATTGGTAAAAAGTTCATCAAGTCATTGAGTATCACAACTGTTTCTAAAGTTACTTTGTGTCTGAGCAATTCATCATATAGTTTTGGTGATTCAGATTTGACTGATATGAAATCTTTATGATGATCAAACAAGTAACTTATATCATTTTCAAAGGTATATGTCAATGATTGTTTTGTTTTTAGCCAGTTTCTATAATTATCTTCTGCTTCTGGTGTGAGTAATTCACCAACCCAATTGAAATCTTGGCATACGAAATTGGATACCAAAAAGTCTTTGCAATCTTCCAAAGAATATTTTCTGGATAATTTATAAAACGAATATTTGTTTTTGTGTGTAAGAAAAGATTCTTTGGTGCTATTTGTCTTGCCGTTATATTTGAAGTAATCGTAACTATCAGATATAAAATGCAATCTCAAAGATTGATACATCATATAGACGGCGTATCCGCCATTTTCACTCATAAAGGTAGTCTGTTTGTTTTCTTCAATTGATTGTTACTCTCTGCCTGCTCTCTTATTTTTGATTTGAGAGCAGGAGAGATTAGTGATGAGGCGACTTCAAGTTCAAGTCCTGTTTGTTCACAGTGATGAAGTATAGCATCCAAATAATCAGACTTCATTTCTCCTGCCATTGCTTCTATCATCAAACTGAATGTCTTAATTTCTTCTCTTGTTGGCATTATGTTCTTGTATAAAAAATGTGATTCCCAATTCGCATTACCACACCACTCTTTTTCCAACCAGGATTAACGTAAGTAGCATGATAAAACATGACGTTATGTGCTGCTATTTTAGCATGAGCAATAGGCTCTGTCAATGCTTTTTTGGCAATATATTGTGCTTCTTCCCACAAATATTTGTTTTTTGCACGGGAAACTTTTTCACAGGTCCAACTAAACTGGCATACTGTAACTCCTCTATACAAGGTTCTTTGATAAACAACACCACAAATGTTGTTTGGATAATTGTTTGATTTTGTTCTGTTGATAGTCACTTGAGCTACGGCAAGTTTTCCTTCAAACGATTCGGACGCAGCTTCATAGTAAATGTTATTGGCAAGACATTCAACGTCTTTAGCCATAACTTGTTTTGTCTCTGTAATTATTTCCTCAGCAACTACTTGAGGCATTGTTTCTGCAATTACAGAAACGGATAATAGGGCAGCAACAATCAATAAACTGATTACGCTGAATATGTTTGTGAACTTATCTCTAAGCATTACTTCTCCTTAATAGTTAGAGGTGTGCCGAAGCACACCCGGTCCCGATCAGGTAGACTTTTTGCTAGTAGTCTTTTCTGTTGTGATGTTTGAAACGAACCCATTCAAAGACTGTGCTTTGTTAATGATGTCTGTTTCTGTGGGATATGATGGATAAGGT